CGGGGAAATTAAAGCCGCCGTTATTGAATGCATCGATTCATTAGACCTTAAGTTATCCGCTTCATAACAAGCCCGCATATAACACTAATTAAGGCCGCTCTAAGCGGCCTTTTTTATTGCTCGCTAGCATTAGATTAAAACAGTTAAACATACCCCGCCTTGCCGCCCGTTGGCCGTCTAAAACGTACCATGGTTATTGGGCCGCGGGCGCCAGTTCGAAAACCGTTGTAAGCTTGGCCTATTCCCTAGCATTCGATGCGTGGTCCGTGGCGCTTGATGCGTGGCCCGTGGGGCGTGGTTAACTGGTAAAGGTAAGCTATACCCGGCCGCGATCTTTTCGCAGCTGTACGCAGCTCTAATAGCCGCGATGCGCCGGGCTTTTTCTAGGATTCCGCAATAGAGGCTAAACAATTGATTTTAAAACAAAAAACCAAGATCGGCGCCGCATGGCCCGCGCATTTGTGGCGTTAGGGGTTTAGACCATGTTTCTCACAAATATTTATTAGATATTTCATATTGGAAAAATATGTCCTATATAAGGGTAGATAGTCGCATATATTGTTTAGGGACCCCTATGGTAGCCACACAAAACTTAGCCTATGAAGATAAAGCAATGAAGCTTCAGTTGAGGCTCGCGCAGCTTGAGAAGAACGAAGCTTGTCAAGAAAAATTTTTAACATTTGTAAAAACTATGTGGCCTGATTTTATTGCAGGAAGACATCATAGAATAATTGCAGATAAGTTAGAACGTGTCGCGAGCGGCGAGTTAAAGAGATTGATTATCAACATGGCTCCGCGGCACACGAAGAGTGAGTTTGCGTCTTATTTGTTTCCGGCGTGGATGATGGGCAAGAACCCGAAGATGAAGATCATTCAGGCGACGCACACGACTGAGTTAGCTGTTGGCTTTGGTCGGAAGACGAAGAACCTTTTGGATGCTGACGAGTATCGTGAAGTGTTTCCTGATGTAAAGTTAGCTGCGGACAGTAAGGCGTCTGGTCGGTGGGACACGAGTGCTGGTGGGATGTATTATGCGGTTGGTGTTGGATCTAACTTAGCGGGTCGTGGTGGTGATTTAGTAATTATTGATGATCCGCATTCGGAGCAGACGGCGATGTCGAACACTGGGTTTGATGATGCGTGGGATTGGTACACTGGGGGCCCCCGACAGAGGCTCCAGCCGGGTGGGAGTATTGTTTTGGTACAAACGCGTTGGTCTGAGAAGGATATGACGGGTCAGTTGATACGGGCGATGGCTAAAGATCCTTTAGCGGATCAATGGGAGATTGTTGAGTTACCTGCTTTATTTGACGATGAGACGCCGTGTTGGCCTGAGTATTGGTCTTTGGATGATTTAATATCTGTTAAGGCGTCTATTCCTCCGAGTAAGTGGAATGCACAGTACCAGCAAAATCCTACGGGTGAGGAGAATGCTATTATTCGTCGTGAGTGGTGGCAGAAGTGGGAAAAGGAGGTTGTGCCTAGTTTAGAGTATGTAATCCAGAGTTATGATACGGCGTTTAGTAAGAAGGAGACTGCGGATTATTCTGCGATTACGACATGGGGTGTGTTTTATCCTGTGGATGGTATGGGTCCAAATTTAATTTTACTTGACAGTAAGAAGGGGAGGTGGGATTTTCCTGAGTTAAAAGCAATTGCGTTAGAGGAGTACAAGTTTTGGGACCCCGATACCGTCATAGTGGAGGCGAAAGCGAGTGGTATGCCCTTGACTCATGAGTTGCGTAATGTAGGAATACCTGTAGTTAACTTTACTCCGAGTAGGGGTAATGATAAGGTTTCGCGAGTCCACTCTGTTTCGCCGTTATTTGAAGCGGGAATGGTGTGGGCTCCCGATAAAACGTTTGCAGATGAGCTAATAGAGGAAGTTGCGGCCTTCCCAAACGGTGAATATGATGATTTAGTAGATAGTATGACACAGGCGTTAATGAGGTACAGGCAAGGTAATTTTGTACAATTACCAACAGATGACTGGGAAAATGAAGAAAACTCTGCTACAGTAAGAGTGTACTATTAAATTAGGAGGTCTTTATGGCTGAAAGAGAGAACAGAGGTTTTACAAGTTTGATGGATACTGGGGTCCCTTCTCAGATGGATGAGGACGACCTAAGAGCCGAAGTTGAGATAGAGCTTCCAGATAGTCAAAACAATGTAATGGCTATGATAGATGCAGAGAATGTGGATAATATTGAGATAACGTCGGACGATGATGGCGGTGTTACGGTAGATTTTGAACCTTCTGATGGTCGCGGTGAGGGGGATGATTTCTATATGAATCTTGCCGAAGAGATGCCGGATCGTGAGTTAGGCAGGATATCCAGCGATTTATTGGGCGAATATGACTCAAACAAGGCTAGTCGTCAGGAGTGGGAAGATACTTATTCAAATGGTTTAGAACTATTAGGGTTTACGCATTCGGAGCGGACAGAACCTTTTCGTGGAGCCTCTGGTGTAACGCACCCGTTATTGGCGGAAGCAGCGACACAATTCCAAGCACAGGCGTTCAACGAGCTACTCCCTCCTAGTGGACCTGTGAAAACGCAGGTTATGGGGCAGGAAACTGTGGAGAAAGTTGCACAATCGCAACGTGTCAAGCAATTTATGAACTATTACATTACAAATGTTATGGAGGATTACACTCCAGACATGGATCAGATGCTATTTTACTTACCGTTGGCGGGAAGTACCTTTAAGAAAGTGTATTATGACGAGACGTTGTGTCGTGCGGTGAGTAAATTTGTACCTGCGGAGAACCTTGTTGTACCATATGAGACATCGGATTTGGACACATGCCCTAATATTACGCAAGTCATACGCATGTCGCTGAATGATTTACGCAAGAAACAGGTATCTGGGTTCTATTTAGATGAGGATGTTATACCTTCGCAGTCCTCTTTGAATGATATTACGGAAGAAACAAATAAAATAGAGGGCTTTGAGCCGAGTGACGTGGACTATGACTGTACGATACTGGAGTGTCACGTTGATTTGGACTTAGAAGGGTATGAAGACAAGGATGAGAATGGCGAAGAGACGGGGATTAAGGTTCCTTATGTTGTCACAATATCGCAAGATAACGGGCAGATTTTAGCAATACGGCGTAATTATCTCGAAGATGACGAGAAAAAGCGTAAGATACAATATTTTGTACACTACAAGTTCTTACCGGGATTTGGGTTTTATGGATTGGGTTTAATACATACTATTGGCGGGTTGTCACGAACCGCCACGGCGGCACTGAGGCAGTTAATTGACGCTGGTACGTTGTCCAACCTCCCAGCGGGTTTCAAGGCCCGCGGACTACGGATCAGAGACGACGATGATCCGCTTCAGCCCGGTGAGTTCCGCGATGTGGATGCTCCCGGAGGGGCTATTCGTGACAGCCTTATGCCGCTGCCATTTAAGGGTCCAGACCAAACCTTGTTTAATTTGTTAGGTTTTGTGGTTCAAGCTGGACAGAGATTTGCTACGATAACCGATATGAAGGTTGGCGATGGCAATGAGCAAGCTGCTGTTGGAACCACTATGGCGATGTTGGAACAGGGCTCACGGGTCATGTCTGCTGTACATAAGAGA